TTTGGAAGATAAAATAGATATATATATATGTATATATCAACAATTAATAAATGTAATATAGGAGATACAAAATGAATAAAGCTTATTTAGATAGGTTTATAAGTAAATATTCGCTTGGAGATAGTGTGAATTCGGTTGTTTGGAATGTAAATGATGAAGTTTTAACTACTGAATTTATTACTTTGGATAAGTCTTTACTTGGAAAGGTTACTTTAGATACTTTTCAATTCGAAGATGTTCAGTTGGGAATTTATGATACAAAACAACTTGCTAGTTTATTAGGTGTTTTAAATGATGATATTAATTTAACAGTAGTTAAATCACAAGATAAAGTGGTTTCTGTTAAATTTGAAGATTCATATGCATCTGTAAATTATATGTTGAGTGATTTATCGGTCATTCCTGATGTTCCTCAAATGAAAAGTGTTCCAGAGTTTGAATTGTCGTTGAAAATAGATAGTTTATTTATTGCGAAATTTATTTCTGGTAAAAATGCTTTAGCAGAATCTGAAACGTTTACAGTTTTAACAGATGAAAATACGGATACTTGTAAATTTGTTATTAATTATTCTGCTATTAACACTAATAGGGTTAATTTACCAGTAACGGTTGATACTTTTAGTGATGTAGGGCCATTATCATTTAACGCGGAACTATTCTCAAAAGTTTTACAGGCTAATAAAGAATGTGAAAGTGCGAGTATGGAAATTTCGAGTAAAGGTTTGGCAAGAGCCTCGTTTAAAGTAGATAATTATGAGGCAATTTATAATTTAGTTGCTAGTCAAAGTGTAGATTAATTAAATAGTTATCAATGTATTTAGATTACTTTGATAAGTTTAAAAATATGGAGCCTTACCTTAAAATAGATAAAAAGGAATGGGCGTACATAAAAGAAACTTTTGATAGACCAGATATTCAGGAAACTCTCGTAGAGATTTTGAAAGAATATGAATTACCTACTCAAGAGTTGACCATAAAAGATGCATATAAAGATTTTATGAAGTTAAAGGGTATTCAATGGCCCGATTATTTAAAAGAATCTCAATGGTATGCAAGGTCAGAATATAAATGGCCATTAACTAAGAAAATTATACGAAGGATAAATAGAGGAAATGACGCTAGTAATTATTTCCAACAGTATAATAGGTGGTCAGTAGATGGAACTATTTCTCCAGGTCCAGTTAGGACTTGGGGGAATCCAAAGTTTATGTATACTTTGTTAGGTTCATTATTTACACTTGAGGTTGAGAAGGTAGATAGGGGAACATTAAGGTCTTGTATTGGACTTCGTAAGTATATATGTTCTCAATTCAAACCAAATGTAGCAAAATCAATTTATGATATGTTTAAGGCAGAGAATATACTTGATTTTTCTATGGGTTGGGGTGATAGGTTGGCAGGATTTTACGCGAGTGATTATGGGAAACATTATGTGGGAATAGACCCAAGAAAAGAAAATCATCCTATTTACAACGAACAATCAGAGTTTTATGAGAAACACTTGGGATTTTTCGAACACGAGAGGAAATCAGAATTTCATTGTTCTCCAGCAGAGGAGTTTGATTTTTCTCAATATGAAGATTATTTTGATTTAGTATTTACTTCACCACCATATTTTAATGTGGAGAGATACAGTTATGATGATACACAAAGTTGGGTTAGATATAAGTCTATTGAAGATTGGAATACCGATTTCTTACAGAAGACATTGAAAAATTTATGGAGTAGTATTAAAACTGGTGGATATTTATTAGTGAATATAAGTGATGTAAATGCATCGAGTAAAGGTAAGAAAACAAAAGGATGGTTATCCATTTGTGATCCTATGAATGATTTTTTAGATACATTTAAAGATAGTGAATATAAAGGTTGTGTTGGTTATGAGATGGCAAAAAGACCTAATTCAATAGGAGCTGGAACTGCTAAGGTAACAGAAGAAACTAATAGAAAACCAGAATATATCTTACCAGTAAAAGAAGGATTATTTGCTGAACCAATTTGGACATGGAAAAAAATATGATTATAAAAGAAGATCACGGGTTATGGGTAGAAAGATACCGACCTTCAACAATGGAAACTTACATTGGGAATGAACATCTCAAAAGTAAGGTATCCATTTATTTAGAGAGTGGCGATTTACCACATCTATTACTGTATGGAAGGGCTGGTACAGGTAAGACCACATTAGCCAAATTACTTGTGAAGAATATAGAATGTGATTATCTGTATATTAACGCATCAGACGAGAATAATGTAGATACAGTTAGAACTAAAGTGAAGACCTTCGCATCCACGATGGGATTTAAGGATATGAAAGTGATTATCTTGGATGAGTGTGATTACATTACACCAAACGCACAGGCAGCATTAAGAAACCTGATGGAAACATTTTCAAAACATTGTAGATTTATTCTAACTTGTAATTATGTAGAGAGAATTATAGACCCCATTCAATCAAGGTGTCAATCATTTCAGATAGTACCACCATCAAAGAAAGAAGTGGCAGTACATTTATCAAATATATTAAAGAATGAGGATGTAACTTTTAAGGTAGATGATATAGCAACTATTATTAATGGTGGGTATCCAGATATTAGAAAAATTATTAATACCTCACAAAGACAAGTTGTAAAAGGAGAACTTAAATTAGATGCTCAAGAAATTATACTGAGTGATTATAAATTAAAGTTATTAAAAGTATTACAAACTAAAAGTAAAACAAGAAAGGAAATATTTACAGAAATAAGACAAATACTGGCAGATGCAAAGGTTACAGACTTTGCAGATTTTTTCAGATTATTATACGATGAAGTAGATACTTATGGGAAGGGTCATATAGCAGAATGTATTTTGATTATTGCTAGATATGAATCATCCGATACCCATGTAGTAGATAAAGAAATAAACGCAATGGCAATGTTAATAGAATTATTAGGAGTAATTACATAATGGACGAAAAATATTGGGGAGAGAAAAAACTTCCTGTGAAGAAAGCAGTAAATAAAGAAACTACAGAAAAACATATAGGAGTACATGAAAATAAGATTTATTATTATTCTGGAGTACATAGAGATGGTGCTGTAGAATTAAATAAGAAAATAGGAGAATTACAAGTAAGAAGTCTTACGATGGCAAATAACTTGGATGTAGAACCTTACCCTATTCATCTATACATAAATTCAGGTGGTGGTTCAATCACCGCAGGTATTTCATCTATGGATACTATACTGAGATGTAAAGTTCCAGTTTATACTTATGTTGATGGTTTTGCTGCAAGTGCAGCAACATTCCTTTCAGTAGTGGGTAGTAAAAGATATATTTCAAGACATTCTTATATGTTAATACACCAATTATCTTCAAACTTTTGGGGAAAATATTCAGAGTTTCAAGACGAAAAACAAAATTTAGATTTGATGATGGATACAATTGTAAATGTATATAAGGAATATACAAAAGTTCCAGTCAGAAAATTAAACGAAATATTAAAACATGATTTGATGTGGGATGCTAAAACGTGTTTGAAATACGGATTAGTGGACGAAATCATTTAAATAAAATAACAGGAGAAGAAAAATGGCATCAGCTAAAGAACTACACGCAAAAATCAAAGAACACTTCGAGGAATTTGATATAAATCACGAAGCACACGTTGAAAAGGGCAATAAAGCCGCAGGTGGTAGAGCTAGAAAACATATTGGAGAGATTAAGAAACTGGTTACAGGTTATCGTAAAGCTTCAATATCTCAATCAAAGAAGTAGGAGAATATATGTGGAAACATATTGGAGATATACCCGTGAGTCGGGATGAACATATCGCGAATTTGGAAGAACAATTTTTTGATTTATTTCCAGATTGTGAAGACAAAAATAAGGCACTCGGTTTGTTCAATGAGATTGTTCAACATTTGATCGTAAGAACAGATAATATTTTTTCAGAGGATACAAAATGAGTACAAAACCAATGAAACCATTATCTAAACCTAAAGAAACTGTAGATTTATCAAAGGCAGATACTTTACAATGTGAGGAATGTGATAATTATTTGTTTATTACCTCATTTGTGATAAAACGAGTTTCCGCAATTTTATCACCAACAGGACAAGAAGGATTAGTTCCAATTCAAGTCTATAGTTGTGGTAATTGTGGTACAGTTCCAAAAAAGTTATTAGAAGGTAGCGGACTTGAAACCTAAAGGTTTATTTGATCATATTAATCAAATAACATCGATTATTGGAACACATTAACAGAATCAGATAAGAAAACCTGGTCTAATTATATGATTAATAGGTTTCTTTCTATGAAAATGGAGTGGACAGATTTTGTAAATGAAATACAGAAATTAAAGCTGGCTCCGCGCCAGCTTTATTTGGTATATTCTAATGTATTACCAAAAGGTAAACAGTATTTAAAATATATTAAGAAGAAAAAAGACCCTATTTATAATACACAAGTAGTTCAGAAAATTTCTGAATATTTCGAAATCAGTCAATCCGAATCGGAAGACTATTTAAAACTATTATCAAAAAAACAAATTAGAGAACTGGTATCCAAATATGGATATACAGATAAAGAATTAAAACAAATGGGATTGTGATATGATAGTCCCAAATAATATATTAGACGAGATGGAGAAAAAACACAAAATGAAAGTTATTAAAGATAAACCAACAAAAGAAAATTATGTTGAAGATATAGATGAACAAGCTCACGCACAAGGTCGTGGGAGTAGTTATGATGTCATAGAACAAATGGAAAACGAATGGCCTCAAATGACCAGAGAGTTCAAGAAGATTCAACGAGAACAATACGAATTGTTTTTACACAAACAACACGATTACGGCCCAGGTAATATTTCTGTTGGTACACAATTACAAACACCAGAAGAAATTAAATTATCACTTACAGGGTTATGGTTTCGTATGAATGATAAGATACAGAGATTAAAAACCTTATTGATGGGTGATAGAGAATCTGTAGTAAATGGAGAACCTATTGAAGATGCATTTTTGGATGTTTCCAATTACGGTATTATGGCTACTATTGTTAAGAACGGTAAATGGGGTAAGTAGAACTTAAAGTGAATATATTGGTTGTAGGTGCTGGAATGTATGTAACAGGTAGACATACTTCTGGTCCAGGTTCGGCTCTTGGTTCTATTGGTGAACTATCTAAAACTTTAAATATTGATTCTATTACCATAGTTTCAAAAAATGAATCAAGTCTTAAAGATGTTAATAGGGCAAAATTAGTAATTACTAAAGAATTAAATATTGATGTTTCAATAAAATTTATTGCTTTAGGTGATGATTCATTAAACAAATTACAAGATATTATTTCTTTAAATAATTTTGATTGTGCAATTGTAGCATTACCTGACCACCTACATTATTCTTTTGCGAAGTTACTTATAGAAAATAAAATTCATTGTTTTCTTGTTAAACCTCTCACACCGACATTAAAAGAATCATTAGACCTTGTTTCACTACAGAGAAAAAATAAAGTTTTGGGAGTAGTAGATTTTCACAAGAGATATGATGAAGTAAATCTTGTTATAAAGGATATTATTAATAAAGGTGATATTGGCTCACCTATTTCTGCTACTGTAGAATATAGTCAAAAAATTGAGATGCCTACTCTTGTGTTTTCTGATTGGATTGAAAATTCTAATGTCTTTCAATATTTGGGAGTACATTATGTAGATATGATTTATTTTTTAACATCATATAAACCAGAGAAAGTTACAGCAGTTGGAACTTACGGAGTATTACAAGAAAAGGGTATAGATACTTATGATTCGATTCACGCAACAATAGTATGGCAGAGTGGGTACAATGGATTTAATAACGCAGATATGGAACAACAAATGGTAACACAATTTACGACAAGTTGGATTGATCCAAGTACTTCAAGTGCAATGTCTGATCAAAAATATACTATAATTG